TATACGGACGCGAAGCTCGAATTGATCGAGCGGTGGTTGTCTGCCCATTTCTTCTGTATCCTCGCCCCTCGCGCATCAGAAGAGGCAGCCGGCGCCGTTCGTGAACGCTTTGAGTCGAAGGTGGATCTGGGCCTAGACGTTACGCGATACGGGCAACAGGCGAAGCGTCTCGACACTGCGGGCGGGCTCGCTCTGCAAGACAGGCTCGCAAACGAAGGCAAGGCAGCCTACGTTGCAACCATTTCCTTCCTAGGGAACAAGTGTCGGCAGCTCATTTCCGATGAAACCTGCTGCGAAGATGAGGAGTAGACCATGGGCATCATCACCCGGATGCGGAAGCAGACCGCAGTCTATTGGGCTCCTCAAGCCGCTGCAAACGAGTTCGGACAGCCTGTTCCTGCTGCTGCGATCGAGATAGCTTGCCGATGGGAAGACGTCATTTCCCAGATCATCACAATGGATGGTCGCGAAGTGATGAGCAAGGCTCGCGTATACGTTGATCGTGACCTGGCAGTCGGAGGGGTTCTCTGGCTCGGGTTGCTTGCGGACGCTGACGCTGATCCGTTTGCCAATGTGAGTTCCTGGGAGATCCTGCGAGTCGAGAAGTTGCCCAAGTTGAATGCTCGCGAGTTCCTCCGAACCGTTTATCTGTAGGAGGCTTCGATGACTCGCGTTGACGGGGTAACGCATCTCATCAAGACAATCCGGGCTTTGAAGAAGCAAAAGGCGAAGCAACAGGAAAGAAACGTCATTCGGACGTGCCTCTACATTCAAAAGGAAAGCCAGAAGATTGTGCCCGTCGACACTGGGGCACTTAGGAATAGTGCTTTCACCCGAAAGGAAGGCAAAGGGGCGAAGACCGTTGGGATTGTCGGATACACGATGGATTACGCCATCTACGTTCACGAGGATCTCGACGCGCAGCACGCTCCGGGAAAGACAGCGAAGTACCTCGAGCGGATCTTGATCGAGCACAAGGCAGAGATTCGAGACATCCTTTTAGATACCAGTGATTGACCATGCCTCTGAACACTCCTCCCGCGAAGATCTTAGCACGCTGGCTCATCGCCCAGGATTTTTTCTCGCTGGCCGGAGATTGGCCTATTTACGTGTCGTCTCTCCCCGCTTCTCCTGATCTCGCTGCGTCCATCTACGATCTGCCCGGAGTCCCCGACGGACGCATTATGACGACCGGAGAACGCATTGAACATCCCAGGATCCAGATCAAGCTGCGAGCACTAACCTATCCCGTAGGATGGACGAAGCTGAAGGACGTGGAAGCTGCCCTGAACTCGATCCTTCGCAGCGAGATCGCAATCGTCGGAGATCAAACCTACTCGATCCAGTCAGCACGAACGGGCAACCCGTTCCATATCGGATATGAGCCCAAGAATCGGCGCCCGTTGTTCACCATCAACTCACGTTTGACCATCAACCCCGTTTGACAAGGAGAGTCCTATGTCGATTACCATGACCGTTACGAAGTCCATTGGGCTTAGCGGCAAGACGTTTGCCGAGCAGAAGTCCATTACCGCTGACGTCGGCGTTGTCGTCGAAAAGAGTGTCCCGGCTGCGAAGACCGGTGTCTTGACCGTGCGAACGGACGCGGATACCGGGTCGCTCACGCTCGCAGCGAGCCATGGCGTGCAGACCGGTGATCTGCTGCACATCTATTGGGTGGATGCCGGCGTCAACAAACGAGCCGTGTGCCCGTCGGCCGGCACGGTCGCGACACTCGTCGTGCCCATCGACAATTGCACCGGCGACGCTCTGCCGACTGCTGCCACGGCTGTCACGGTCATGGTGCCGCTGACCGAGGTCTTCAACGTCGTGGGCGACGACATGGTAGGCCTGACCATGTTCAGCGAGTCCGCTTTGGGTACGATCATCCTCGAAAATGATCTGACCCGCGTTTTCGATCTGGCAAGCCTGGCTTATGTCTGGTATGAGGATTGCGGTGATGTCAACCCGATCGCGGGGGACACGATCTCCGTGGTCTACTTCTCCCACGGGGACGTGTCGGCCAAGACGATGCGGGTCGGGGCTGCCTACAACTAACCACGAGCGTGCTCGCCCGTAGCGTGCTCGCGATCTGAACCCAAGAAAAGGAATAAAAGGAGTTTAACCATGAGTCGTCTTGACGACGGTTTTTCCACACTGATTACCTTCTCGCTCGCCACTCCGGCGTTTTATGAGAAGTCGGTCACGCCTCCGAGCATCGAGGCGGGTGGTGAGAATGACACCACGACGATGCGCAACACGACCTGGCGCACGAAGGCGCCGAAGCTCTTGAAGACGCTGGGCGAGTGCAGCGGAACCGCTGCCTACGACCCCGTCGTTTATAATGACATCGTGACGATGATCGGCCAGAACCAGCTGATTACCATCACGTTTTCGGACGGGGCCTCGCTTGCCTTCTGGGGCTGGCTGGATGCGTTCACTCCGGGCGAGTCGGTCGAGGGCGAGCAGCCCACGGCGGACTTCACCATCATTTGCAGCAACCAGAACGATTCAGGCGTGGAGACGGCTCCCGTCTACACTGCTGCAGCTTAGTCGACTCTCGACCGCTGCTCTGCGTTTTGTGACGCTCTGCGACGGCTGGGACTGATCGAGATTCGATCGCCAGCCGTCGCCTTTTCTCTCTTCTATGAAGGAAGCCAAGCCAATGTCAGACCATGAAGATGTCCAGCCGGATGCCGATGGCGTGCTCGTGTTCAAGCTCGTGAAAAAGTCCGTTCCCGTGAAGTTCGAGGTCCCCGAAGAAGTGGACGGTACGATCGTCCTCGACGCTGACAACTCGCCCAAGATCGTCGAGATGTCGTGCCGTATCGTCGAACTCGACGGGGCGGGTCGGGATATGTTCTTCACCAAGTCGAGCAAGCGAGCGAACTACGTCGGAGGCAAGCTGCAAGGCGTGAAGTCTTTCGACGGTGTCCAGACCGATCTGCTCGCACTCTGCCTCGTCGACAATTCCACGGGCAAATTTGTGCCCCAGGCGACCATGCAGAAATGGCCGGCCTCTGTCCTCGAGCAGTTGGACAAGGTCGCGAAGAAGCTGTCCCGGCTCGATCCCGAGAAGAAAGCCGATGAAGAGGAAGAGGCAAAAAACTCCTAGCGGGCGAGGAGTTGGAGTGGCTCCTGCTTGCGCATGAGCTAGGGATGAGCTTGCAGCGATGCAAGCAGGAAACGACGTCGACCGACTTTGTGAAGTGGCGTCTTTTCCTCAAGCGTCTCTGGAACATTCCAAGCAGGACCGACCACTACCTTGCCCAGATCGCGTGCGAAGTGGTACGCGGTCGAGCGAAGTATCCCAAGCGTGTGAAAATGGGCGCCTTCATCTTGAAGTTTAAGGACGTCAAGCCCGAAGCCGACTGGTCGAATCTCTCGCCAGAGGAACGTCTCGCACGCTCTAAGGGCGCCTGGTTGCAATCAATGGGCGTCCGTCCCGAGGAGGAAAAATGAGTTCTGCCGCCGAGATCGAGACCATGATTGTCCGCATCCTGGGAGATGCGACTGACTTTGACAAGGTCATGGATGAGTCGGTAAAGCAAATCATCCAAAAGGTCAAGCAGATCGAGAACGAAGCCAACAAGGCGATCGCGTCTCGCAACGCTGTCCTTGCGGAGGGTGCTCGCATTACGGAAGCCGTCGCGACGCCCACGGAACGCTTTGCCGAAGAATCGAAGCGGCTGAACTCCCTCCTTGCTCAAGGTGCAATCACTGGGCAAACGTGGAATCGGGCGATGGCTGCGGCTCGCAGCACGTTGCCGCAGGTTGCCGCAGCCCAGAAAGCAGTCGCGCAAGCGACCGAGCGACACAATGCGGACATGGCACGAGCAACCAGCCTAGTCTCGTCGCTGATGACTCCCACGGAACAGTATCGGAAGAAACTCGCCGAGCTAAACTCCCTCTACCAGCGAGGCTACATTTCGTCCCAGACCTATGCCCGTGGTGTGGCGGCCCTGGGGCGAGAATTCGCGACCGCTCAAAAGTATATGAGCATGGCAGCGAGCCAGCTGCGAAGTGTTGGCGGTCTGATGACTAGCGTCGGTATGCGGATGACTGTGGGCCTTACTGCTCCGCTGACGCTGCTCGGGTCTGTCGCCGTTCGGGAAATGGCGAAGTTTGACAAGACCATGACCGAGTCGATCGCGATCATGGGAAAGGTCAGTACCGAAACACGCGGTCAGATGGAAGCGGCTGCCATCGCGATCGCGAAGATTACCCCGAACGCTCCTGAGGAAGCTGCCCGAGCTTTCTACTTCCTCGCGCAAGCAGGCTACACTGCCGAGCAGTCCATCAAGCAACTACCCATTGTGGCAGATTACGCCACCGCTAGTGCTCAAAGCATGGAGAAGGCTGTCGAGCAGTTGAGCGACGCGCAGAGCATCATGGGCCTGACGTCGAAGGATCCGATCGAGAATATGAAACAAATGGCTCGCGTCGCTGACGTGGTGACTGAGGCTGCCAACCGATCGAAAGCATCCCAAGAGCAGTTCGCGAAAGCCCTCGCGACCAAGTCGGGTTCTGCTCTGCGACTCGTCAATAAGTCGCTCGAGGAAGGTACTGCGATTCTGATGGCTTACGCGGAAGTTGGTATCCGCGGTGAGCTTGCTGGTGAAAAGCTAGACATCATGCTTCGCGAACTTGACCGCGGCGTGCGAACGCACGGCGAGACGTGGAAAAAGCTCGGGATGGACGTCTACGATGCTAGCGGGGCTATGAGGCCAGTTGCTGACATCATCGGAGGTCTTGAGAAGGCCCTGGGACCCATGACGGACGAGCAGCGACAAGCCACGCTCGCGCAATTGGGCTTCCGTTCGCAGTCGAAGGCCGCTGTCCAGGCGTTGTTTGGGCAGTCGCAGGCGATTCGCGACTTTGAAAAGGGCCTTCAATCGGCTGGTGGTGCTGTCAAGCGAATGTCCGATGAGCAGTTGAAGTCCTTTTCCAATCAGTTGAAGATTCTCCAGAACCAACTTATTGTTGTGGCGATGGACATTGGTAAGATCCTTGCGCCTGCGATTATGTGGGTGAACGATCGTATTAAGGAGGGAATCAAATGGTGGGAATCTCTCTCGCTCACGGCAAAGCAAGTCATCGTCGGTATCGCGGCGGTACTTGCGGTGCTCGGTCCGCTTGCCGTGACTTTCGGAACAATCGTTACCGTGGTCGCTGGGTTCGTCGCCTTGCTTGCGAGCATTACGACTGTGGGACTCGCGGTGGCCGTTGGGCTAGCGTCAGTGGCAGCCCAGATCGTCGCTTTCGGAGCGGCCATCGCCTACGCCGTTTATCAAATTGTCGGTGCCGAAGGATTAATGAACATCTGGGAAACGATTACCGCGAAGGTCTATTCGTTCGTTGTCGCGGCTGTCGGATTTCTGATGCATCTAAGCCAGAATATCGAGATCCTTACCACATGGCTTTGGGAGAACTGGTTTAACCTCTTGACTGATCTCGTCAGCTTGTGGGGTATCAGTTTCGCGAGCTTCTACGGCTACGTGGCAGTGGCTCTTGAGACTGCTTTCCGATTGTTCATCGCATGGCAAGGATGGCTCGTCGGGCTCTTCAAGCGTTTGTTCAGCGTCGAATTCTTGCAAGCTGTCTGGAGCGGTATCAAAGCTGCGGGCGAGCTATTCGTGAAGTTTGCTCAAAGCGCGTGGGAGGCTCTGAAGGCAGCCTTCTCGGGTGGTAGCTTCTCGATGGAAGATCTCGCGAAGCAAATGGGCAGTGACTTTGATAAGGGGGCTGCCAATCTGAACTTCCTCGAGACTGCTGCCAACATCATGGGCGAGCAGGCCGGCAAGCTCAAGAATCCTCTAGACACGTTCACGAGCTCCATTGCTGAAGGACCCAAGTTCAATCTGACCATCCCAGGACAGGAGATGGGTCAGAAGCTCGCGGACGGTGTCGTCGACGGGGCGAAGGCAGTCCTCGACAAGGCTCCGCTCAAGGAAGAGGTCAATAAGTTCGTGAGCGAGCTTGCGACCGAGATCGAAGAACTGACCGCGAAGCTCAAGGAGCAAGTGCTCACCTACGGGATGTCGAGCGAGGAGGCTGACATCTTCAAGCTGGCAACGAAGGGAGCGACGGACGCCCAGCTTGCCGAAGCTCGTGCGTTGTCTGCGACAATCAAAGCCCTTGACGAGGATAAGAAGCTCAAGGAAAAAGCAAAGCAGATCATCGAAAAGTCCTTGACCCCTGCGGAGAAGTTCAATGAGGTCCAGAAGGAATTGGAGCTCATGTTGAAGAAGGGCCACCTCACTGCCGAGCAGTTCCAGAAGGCAATGGCTGACGCTCGCAAGGACTTGAGCAAGGATATTAAGATCAAGGTCAACATGACAGGGCTCGACGCGCTTGAGGCCGGAACGCTCGAGGCTGCTGATCGACTCGCAAAGTATCGCGAGATGATCTACACCGGGCAATTTCACGCTCCCGACATCGGGCCTGCTGCTCGGGTTGCTCCAGCCCCGCAGCCCGTCGCTCCTAACGACCAGAAGCCCATCCCCGTTGAGGACGTGCAAGGGAAGGGCAAGGGAGGAGACGGTGAGGAGAAGTATGAGACGAAGGTCGTTGATCTCCTTACGATCATCGCACGCAACACAAACCCCGACAAAAACACTTTTGCCCCGGCGAACCTATGAGCAGTGCAGTCCTAGGAATGTTGGAATGGGGTCTCGGCCGCAACAAGGAAGGCCATCGAGAGTACACGGCCAAGTGGCTTGTCGAATCGACGGACCCCGACGATGGCCCGCAAACGATTCTGAACACCCCGGGACTTCCCGCGATCGGGTCTCCCTGGGCGTTTGGAAATGATAGTGATGCGTCTGCGCTCTGCTGGCCGGACTGGAAGTTCCAGATGATGACGCCGGGGGAGCCCTGCGTGCTCTGGATCTGCGAGCAGAAGTTTACGACCGAGCCGCTGTCACGCTGCCAGGACACGCAGATCGAGAATCCATTGGACGAACCTCCTCGCTTGTCGGGGTCGTTCGTGAAGTACACGAAGGAAGCACGATTCGACAAGGACGGCAACGCTGTCAAGAATTCGTCCTTTGAACTCTTCCGCGGCAAGCAAGTCGAGCGGGATTACAACCGACCAACCGTCAACATTGAATTCAACTCGCTGTCCTTGTCGCTCGGGTTGTTCAGCTATGCGATGGACACGGTCAACGATGCGACGCTTTGGGATCTCGAAGCACGCTCGATCAAGCTGTCCGCTGTCTCGTGGCAGCGTCAGCTATATGGAACGTGCTCCTACTACTATACCATCGGATATGAATTCGATGTCGATTTTGAAAAGTTCACGCGGAAGATCGTCGACGAGGGCAACAAGGTGATCCGTGGGCAGTGGATCGAGGGGGTCTGGACTGCGGATGGGGGTATCGACAAAGCCAACCCGCAAAACTACATCCAATTTAAGGATGTCAACGATGAAAATACGCGGGTCTTTCTGAAAGACGGCGAGCCGTTGAGCGACCTCGACGAGCCTGTGGAACTGACCTTTGACTTCTACACCGAATCGAACCTACTCGCACTGGGCATCCCCAGTTCATTGACCTAAGGAGCAAGCCATGGGAAGCGAAGCGAATCGACGCAAGCGGGAATTGAAAGACATCCTCGAGAAGGGCCGCATCACCGTTGCTGACACGCTGCGAAAAGCAGCGAGGGCGATGCCATTGAAGCCCGCTCTTGAGGAGCAGGACCGCTTGACCGTCAACTGCGTTGTCCATCACGAACATCATGGGGAAGCTCCTTTGAGCGTCGACGCTCGCTGGAACCAGCTGCTTGAGACGAAAGCCCAGCCCTGGGTCCGACGTCTTGAGTTCGAGGTTAAGAAGGTCCCGCTGATTCCTGCGGAGTGCTGGATTGAGAATCCAGGCATGCTACTGATTGAGAATCGCGCAGGGCGAGCGTTGCAACGCAATCCGACGCAGGAAGAGAAAGACGAGATTACCGCTAGCGTGCTGCTCGTCTACTTGAGCGAAGCGAGCGTGGACCCCATCGTCATTCGACCCGGACGCTTTGCGTTCGTCGAGGTCTTGCATCCTCGGAATGTTTTTATCGCTGCTTGCGTCCCGGGCACGAAGGCCAATGTGTTCATTTTCTCAAAGTAGGATGTCATGGCGGAAAAGCGTTACTACCTGACCGAGGCGGATCGCAGACGTCTCAAGGGAAATATCGACGCGGTGAATAAGATGCCCGCGGACGGCGGCGGCATCTATTCGGGCGAGTTCCCGGAGACGTCCATTCCATCTCCCGAGACCTATATTGCGAAGATCAAGGACGAGGACGAGTGGATTGATCCGATCAGCGACGACGTTCCTGGCTCCGCTATCTGTAAGTTCTACCGGCAAGTTCGTGTTGGTGAGACAGGCGATACTGAGCTTAAGGTTGTCCAGATCGGCGACGTCGTTATGGAACGGCGTGTTTACAACGTGTCAGCACGCGGCATCCCTTACTGCCTTTATTTCAAGGTGACGCGAAGCAAGGCGGGCTTTTGGCAAGCGGAAGCGGTTCCCGTCATTCCGTACGGGCTGAGGGATTGCAAGCGCACGCGAGGCAATCTCGTCGTGTTGAATGATCTTTCTGCACACGTTGGAGATGTCGCCCGCTTTGATGGTACCTGTTGGGAGATCGTTTGCCTGCCGGAGACAGACCCCGAAACCGCTACGGGGTACGTCACCATTGAAGATTTTATGGGTGATTGCGATGCGTGTCGCAATTGCTGGAAGCTGACGAAATGTGGCGACGATGATCCTCCCGTCATCATTTACACTCGGAAGAATCTCTCCAGCGTGGAGAATAAGATCGTCCGCAACAAGGCGGATGGCTACTGCTACACGGTCACGCGGTCGCCTACGTGCGAGACGGTCAGCGAGTTCGATTACACCGATTATTACGATACCTGTGCCGGCTGCGTTGAATACTGCTGGACGCTCGTGAACTGTCTCGACTCCGAGGACATCATTTATGCCTTGGACGATCTTCGCAAGCTGACAAGAGAAGAGACCGAGGAACTGGTCATCTCCTTAAACTACACCTTCCTCCATGATTCCAAGTGCTACCAGGCAACAGCGTTCAATAATACGGAAGTCTGCACGGACGCAGAGTCCTACTCCATCACCAAGTATTATCAAGGCTGCAAGTCGTGCATTGAATCGGGCGATGGCGGGGGATGCGTCAAGCTGTCAGAGTGCGAGCCCTGGGAAGATGAGGAAGCCCAGGACATTATCTTCGCCAAATCTGTCACGATCGACGGGGAGCAAGTCGACTCGGGTGTCCTACTTAACGGAGACCTCGAAGCGGATCCCCCAGTCGATCCGCAGACTGTCGTCCGCCACTCCAACGGTAAATGCTATACGATCTCCGCAGCGACGCTAGAGGACTGCAGCACTGCGGAGACCAGCGTTGCGCTGCTTGAATCCTATGAGTCGTGCGAAGAATGCGCCAAGTGCTATCTGCTAACGAAGTGCGACGACGAGGAGACGACGAAGGTCACCTACTCTGATCTCGCAGGGCTGGGATTTAGCACTGGTCAGATCATCAAGGAGGACGACGACTCCTGCTGGACGATCACGAACGATACGGAAGTCTGGGACGAGACAGCGGTGGCGTTTACAGTCAAGGAGGACACGGAAGCCTTTTCAACGTGTGCAGAGTGCGGGGGCACGCAGAAGTACCTCCTTCAGAATCAGTGCCATAATGCCGAGTGCGGCAATGATCCCGAAGCGATGCCTGACATCGTGACTGACGAGGACCTACACAAGTTCGACGGAAAGCACGTCAAGCATAAAGGCATCTGTTACAAGGTGTCCAAGACGTCTTCCACAACGGAACTTACTGGGCAGGGATCTTTCGATACGGAGAACCTACCGGACTTCGATGATTGCGAAACGTGCAAAAACGCAGTCGTGACTTGGACGGAGGAGATTGTTCAGCGGATCTTCGTTGAATCGAATGCGTTGAAGTATGAAACGAAGAAGGTCATCCTTTCAGGCAAGGGGGGATGTAAGGGATCGGTCAAGACTGCCGATACAGGCAGCCCATGCGTCGCGGAACCTAATGCAGGAGCTCCTGCTATTCAATTCTTCCCGCAAGGCGACGACGCAGCATCACCTCCTGGAACCATAAGCGGCGGTGCAATCACGAGCGGATAGGTTACTTGAACTAAAGGAGATATTCGATGGCTGGAATGAAACTGACTGCGCAGACAGGCGACGTGGCTCTGGGCGTTGCCACGAAAAAAACCGTGGTCATGATTATCATGCCCACGAATCAGCGAGGAAAGCTGATCGGATGGGGCGTATCGTTCGACGGGGTCACCGCAGCAGCGGAGCCCGTGACGTGTGAACTCTTCCGCCCGACGAGTGCAGGGACCGGGACGAGCTTGACCCCCGCGAAGTTCGACGACGATCAGGCAGAGGCCATTCAGTCCACGGCCAAGCATACTTGCACGGTCGAGCCGACCTATGGGGACATCATTGAATCGAAGCTCGTCCATCCGCAAGGGGGTCGCTACGATCGCTATTTCCCTGAGGATATTCGCCCCCATATGAAAGGGGCGAGCCGAATGGGTATCGCTTGCACTGCCCCCGCGGCGGTGAACGTCTGCGCCTACTTGATCTACGAGGAGTAGGAGCAATGGCCGGGGATCATCTTCTATTCAAGGATGGGCATCTCGTCTTCAAGGACGGGCATCTCGTGTTTGGAGACGCTGCCGACAATCCTTGCGACTGCTGCGAAGCGGAAGAGATCCCCGAAGGCGATGATTGCTCGCTTTGCGCAGGCATCACACCGCTTTACATGGATGTGACGTTCTCGGGGTTCGGTTGCTGCTATGGAGGCGGAATGAACGCTACCTTCAAGCTGCCACAGGTCGATCCTTGCAACTGGCTCGACAGCTTTGTGGTCGGAGGTGCGACGGTCACGATTCGCATCACGCAGGATCTAGGCAATACGCTGCTGCAATGGAATGACGGAGACGACTTTTATGCCTGGAACAACTTCGGGGGCTTCCCGACCGATTGCGAGTCGATCACTTGGGAACCCCAAGCCCAGCCACCTAGCTTCGGTCCGTGTGCTGGGTGTCGTGATGCGGTGAGTGCAACCGCTGTCGCTGGAGCAGCCCCTTAGCCTGTCAACACTTTTAGGAAGGCGCAGAAGTGATCGGCGACGTCAGTAGGCAGCCAGTTCACGAATCGGACAGCGAGTTCGCCCAGGTCTTTATTCGCCCAGTGTCCGAGAGGAATCAAGCAAGCGTCGACGACGAGCACGCAGCCAATCAGCTTCCATTTGACAGGAATACCGGGTTGCGTGTTGATCGTTTGAGGTGATGCGTAAGGGTTCATTTGCGTCTCCGATTGGCTCGCGTTATAGTGTGCCCGGGTTACTCATGAGATTTATCGGGTTGAGAAAATGGCTTTTCAACGTCTATCAAAACGACCGCCCAAGCAGATGCCGAAGCCCGCGGACGTTTCGCCCGCTAAAACGCAGTCGAATCGCCATCCTCCCTCCCTTACAAAAAAAGCAAAAAATCTGTCAGTAGCAGCGATGAAATGGGTTAAGGCAGGGCGTCCAGTGCGTCCCCCTGCGAAGATCGTCGAATTGTATTCGGTGTGCGCAGCGTGTCCAGAATTCATTCCAGGACCAGTTGGTCAGACGGGATCATGCGGTCTCTGCGGCTGCGGGACGAACGCGGAAGGCGTGCTGCTGAACAAACTCGCGTGGTGGACAGAACAATGCCCAGCGACCCCTCCAAGGTGGACAGATCTCCAGCCGACTTCCCTTGCGATCATAGAATCTCCGATACCCCCTGTGGATCCGTCCCCTGCGGCAGATGCCGGGCCCCCGATGAGTCCGTGAACGTCTACAAATGTACCTTGTATGGAGAATGCACGATCGTCTCCACGCCATATCGACTCCAACCATGCCTTCAATGTCCTGATATGATTTGAAAGGAAACAAATGGCACTACTCGTCCCCAATGTTGGTGAGGTTCTCGCGTTGAAGAACTTCCTCAACCATACAGCTCCCGAAAATCAGAAGCTCGACCTCTACACGGGCAACGTCACCCCGGCCGAGACGGACACGCACGCGAGCTACACCGCAGCGACAGGCGGCGGCTACTCGCAAGCTGCTCTGACCGGCACCAGCTGGGTCGTCACCGCGGGCGCCCCGTCGGACGCTGCCTATGCGCAGCAGACCTTCACCTTCACGGGTGCTCCGTCGGTTACTTCCATGTATGGCTACTTCGTCACGCAGACGACGAGCGGCATCCTGATGTGGGCCGAGCGATTCTCTGCGGGTCCGTACGCCATGACGCAAAACGGCGATAACATCAAAATCACCCCGCGAATCACTGCCGACTAAATCAGGCAGTCTCCGGATTCAACCCTATTCAATTTTGATCGTTTCAAGGAGATAGAAAATGGCTCGCGACAAGGAATCGAAGGTCGTAGGAAACGGAGTCACCTCGGTCGAGGTCGAACGAACGACGCGGATGCATCCCCGAGCGGGTCGCCTCGTCGACGAGGTTCGTCCGGGCAGCTGGTGCTTCCATCTCGATCTCAAGAAGGTCGGGATCTGGCACAAGCGAGGTAGTGAGCCTGGGGAGTTCCACGCCGTGAACGACGACGGGACGACGGGGATGATTCTCATCTCGCAACTGCGAGAAGTTCGCAAGGCGAAGCTGGAAGAGATTCCGGTATCGCGTGTTCCGCGAGAAACCCCGGAGCAGATCGCCTTCCTGAATTCCTTGGGCTACCTGTAGGCCACAAGAGCTGGGCTTGTGGGGTTCGACTCCCCAACCGACCGAAAGGGTCCGCGGATGGGCTGCGGCAGCGAGTAGCTAAGATTGCGGGTGCGACACCCGTCGGCTCTTTTAAGGGATGATATGCCCGCAAAGTTCTCCAATCGCGCGTGGGAAACATCGACCACGACCGGCACCGGCACGTTGTCGTTGGCCGGCGTTATTGATGCCAAACACAAAACGCTGAAAGCTGTCGTTGGCACTGGCTCTCTTGTTTCTTATATCATCGTGCATCGCACGGCAGACGAGTACGAAGTCGGTTGGGGCATTGTCACCAGTGGCTCACCGGATACCCTTTCCCGCCTGTCGGTAGAGGAATCGTCTAACTCCGATGCCCTAGTATCCCTCTCCAGTGGCACCAAGGACGTTTACATTGTTTCGTCCGCTGCCATCCAGGGAGAAGACCCTGGCTTATGCCAATTCCGCTTGTCGCTGACAACTGGGCTTGCTGTCACAATCACCGACGTCACTGGGAGCAGTGCGAACACGATCTATGCTGTGCCGTACAAGGGCTGCTCGCTTAGTCTGTATAACGGCACGCGGTGGAAGCGATACACCTCCAGCCAGCTAACCATCGCCGTACCGGCGTCTAACTTCCGTATCTACGATGTGTTTGTTTGGGACAATGCGGGTACGTTAGAGCTTGAGTTGACCGCGTGGGATTCGGGCGGGCAGACGACGGGCAGCATCACGGGCTGCACCAACGCCACGCCGATCGTTGTCACATCGGCCAGCCACGGCCGGAGCGTCGGCGACCTGGTCGGGATCAACGGCACGGTGACCAATATCGCCCCCAACGGCAAGATCTGGTATCTGAGCAACACGACGACGACCTTCACCCTCGAAGGCAGCGTCGGCAACGGCGCCTCGGCATCGGGAGGCACGTGGTATCTCATCCCGGTCGCCCGCACGACCGGGCTAACGCTGCAAGACGGCGTGTACATGAAGAGTGGCGATTTGACGCGGCGATACCTCGGAACGTTCATGACGGGCCCGACGAGCGGTCAGACCGAGGACAGCGCGAATCGCCGACTCCTCTGGAACTATTACAATCAGACGCTGCGGCAGCTGTCTGCGGTCGACACGACAGACAGTTGGTCGTACACGACCAATACGTGG